GGAGTATCACTACGTTTAAGATCTAAGCCCATGGCCTTGATCTTGCCTGGCTTGCCATCAACATCTAATCGCTTGCCTTCTTTGTCATAATACAATACAGCATAACGTTTCTTGGTAATAAACAGACCTTTAATAGCCACAATCTCTCGACCTGCTTTAATAACTTCACCACGGCTCTTTGGACAGTGATGTGCATCTGCCATAAACTGTGGAAATGTATTATTCACTTCTGCGGCGACGGTGTCGTACAATTGAACAACATTATCTTTGTCCCAAGGAATTTCTTTCTTTTCAATTTCTCGTTTCAGTGTATTGTAAGCACTGAAGTAAGCAGAATCAGTGTCACCGTAGATAATTGATTTACCTAAATGATTATATTCGCCTGTAATTACTTCGTTGATTTTAGAGGCCATATGCCGGGCAATTCCTCGGCCTGTAAGGGTGGTAGACTGCCCGATCCGATTATCAAAGAAACGGCACCCAACGTTAAGAATAGCACCATACAGACTATTAAGGTTAATCTTTTTGACCAATTGTCGTTTGTCCCAGTATTCTTCTTCAATTTTATTCTCCGCTTTTATTGATTCTTTAAGTTTGGCCTGCATCTCTTTACGTTCAGCATACCAACGTTTCAGAAGTCCAGGAATAACACCTTCCACATCATGTGTAAAAATTGTTCCGTTAGCACTGAGCATCCACGGCCGATTACTTTCAAATATTAACTCGTATATTTGTGCGCCTGATAGTACATCAGAACTGCCTGACTCCCAGTCAACAATAATTTCTTTTGCTATATCTTTAGCCATAACAAGTTCGTACTCATTGCTACCAAACTTACCCTCCCATGCCGCGGCAAACGAATCTCCTTTGGCTAGTTTGGCTTCAATTTCTGCCTTAGTATATGTTTGACGCAATTGTCCAACAATTGTTTCCGGTCCCATGTTTAATGCACGAATTACGGAAGGATACAGACTGTTAATATCCATCGAGCCAATATAGTCATGTAGCCCTTTTTTAGGATAAGCAACATACGCACCTGCGGCCTGATTAGTAATATCTTCATCGCGCTTTGGTCGACTAGGAACAATCATACCTCTATGGTGTGCTTCATTAATAATGGCCTGCTCTGTGACAGCCACTGCACCCATAGTAGTTGCTAACAGCACAGTATTCTCATGAGCAACTGTATTAGCAAGGTCAATAAACTTTAGTTTCTTGTCTAACTTGTCAAGAAGCAAACAGTCTTGTCTGTTGTATTCGATAAACTTCTTAAAGTCATTGTTATACAATTGATCAAGGGTACCTTCGTACTGTGTTTTATGTTCTCCTAGTTCATGTTCGGCAATTGCATCAAGTCTGTAACTATGACGTTCTTCGTATGTATACTTGCGATACAGTTCTAAACTATCCATGTGTACACGACCAATTAAATCATATGTTTCTGCTTTCTTACCGTATTTTTCGTATTCACGTTTCTTAGGAAATTTGTCAAATAAGCAGAGTCGGCGGGTATCTTCTTTGCTCAGTACTTTGATAATGCGGTTAACAGTATAGGGCATATCAAAGCCTTCACTGTTCCATCCGCTTAGTACATCTGCATCTTGTATAAGTTGTAAGAATGTTTCTAACAGGTCGCCTTCATTATCAAACAGGTGTGTATTAGGAAACTCTTTGACTTGTTCCTCTGCTTGTTCCATAGTTAATGTTTTAGGAGGAAGTGCAAGACATACCATTGTATCCATCCATTGTAGGTAAACTGCAATCGCAGTAATGGGCATGAACGGATCATCCGGACTTGCATACCCACGTTCTGGATCAAAGTCTACCTCAATATCCCAAAACGCTACATTTAGTTTTGGAGCATCTTTTCCAAGATAGTTTTCTTCTAAACAACGGAAGATTGGATTAATATCATTTTCATACAGACGACTGCTGGAAAATGTTTTTTGTTCTTTGATGAATTCTTTATAACTTTTTGCTGTGACTCGGTTAAGTGTCTCGTTAAAGATTGAACGATACTTACCTTTAGCATCAGGATAATAAAACATATAGCGGGCTGGATAGTCCGTATATACTCTACCTTTTTTAGGATCTCGTTCAACGACGTGAACAATGTCCTTTTCGCGATCCCAGATCGCATCGACATAACTCATATTTTTCTCCTTGTCATTTGCGGCTGACAAATACCAACATGATCATTTATGGCTGATCGAACCGTAGTTTAAAATAATATTTATTAGGATCCAACAATCATCCTAATCAATCCGACAGTGTCGATACTGACCAGCAAGATATAATTAGCCAGCATACCAAAGGAACGCCGACTATAAGCACACCAAGCATATATAGCACACCCTGTAATCCAGATTGGGTACAAGACGAGAAGAGGAGGATTAGGCACGGTTGTGGCCATAGTGATAGCACAGCCAATAGATATAGCCCAAGCAACGACCTCAAGACAAAAACGAACTCGATGACTTTGCCAATCTTCTTTGATCCAGTTAAATGTTCCACTAAAGATCTCAATCATTAATTTTCTCTACGATGTGAATGCCCACTGATATCAACAATAGTTTCGAGGTCGTCAAACTCGCGGAATACTTGATCCCATGAATCCTTCATTGAGACTTTAATGGCTTTTTTGATAACACTAGGTTTAACTTCTAGTTCTTCTGCTACTGCTTTGATAGTTTCGTTAAGACCTTCTGTAAGATCTTGTATTTCCTGCATGACAGTCATGCCTTCGGAAACGATTTGTTTAATTTTGGCCTGTTCAGGGGCGCCGAAAACTTTGCTCATTTAAATCTCCTAGTTGATTAATTATACGCTACTTGACTGCGGAAGTCAAGTCTTTGGACAATTTAGCGTTTGAATACAGGCCCGCCGAGTAGATTAACTCCGCCACCTTTCTTTTTCTTTTTGCCACCTAAGGGCATTGGTACACTGGCAATAGAGCCAGAACTGGTTCCGCCTGCTGAACCGTCTTCTTTATAAGGCATGCGAACTTTGGGTTTATGTTCACCGCTGTTAGGATTTTCGTGGTCGCCTACTTTGGCTTTTTTATAGACCTTTTTACCTGTGCTCGGACTAATATAATAGTCTTTACCACCCTCTGCACCTACACTTTTAATCTTATATTTTTCACCACCTTCTTTCATGTTAGCAATATATTGCTCTCCTAACATGATCAGTTGTTGCATCTCTTCGATACTCTCACAGTTCCAGCGACGGAGTGCTAGTGCTTTAGGAGTTGGTTTTCCATTGGGTTTTTTCATAGGACCTTTATTACCGCCCATTCTAGCACAAAAACTCTTTCGACGTTTGGCCGCCTTGCTACCTGCTTTTAATTTACTAGGTTTTGTAGTAACTGCTGTTTTTAATTTACTACCAGGATGTTCACGGCGATAAGCATTCACAGCCTTTTGGCTTAGTCCGTTAGTCTTATCGTGACGGTTAACCTTATTCCAGTCTTCTTCTACATCTTTTTCTTTTTTTGCTTTATCGGCAACATCTTGTTTGATCTTTGCCATATATTCTTCGCCACGTTTACGGCTAGCAGTAGACTTAGCCTGCTGACGCTCCCAAGCACCTTGTAATTTTACAGCCGCGCTTTTTCTTTTAGTTTCGGTAATGATTTCGGATGCTCTCATTTTTTCTTATTCCAATTTGCTACAGGACTTACTTTGTGAGTGTCGTCTGGTTCAACACTCTTTGACCATGGCGTAACTTCTTTACTGTCTGTAGGGATTGTATTCATTGCTGATTTGATCATTTTATGCTCTTCTTCTGTATAAGGATGGTGTGTATTATATTTTTCCATCCAAGATGCTTCATCCATATCGACAGGTTTTTCGCTTTCGCCGTCTGCCATTGCAGTGGCCATCATTAGTCTGTTCATATGATATACACGATCATAGCCGCCAACGTCGCGAGACCGCATAACACCCTGTTGAACACTAGCATGATGTTTGTGCATTTTACCTTTGCTTTCAGACATGAATTCTTTTGCTCGCATATTATCTACGGGGCTCGCCTCTTATTGCTGTTAACACACTATTTAAGTAATCTGCGGCTTTGGTAATCTTGCTTTGTTGCCAAGCATCTAAACCTTGTTGCTCGCTACGTTGTTTAATGATATCAAACAATTTTTTAGCATTAATATAAACACTTTGTAATTCGCTTGTGGCCATTGAAATTTCGTGGTCTTCTGATACGTTATCGGATTGTCCAAATGGAGATACAGGCACCCATTTGGTTCCTTGTTTCTGTATCCATTTTTTAGGATCAAATTTACTACGAATAATACCTGCTACTTTAAGAGCACCTTCAATACTATCTCTATATCCCATACTACGTGCTTTTGGTTCGTCGAGATTATGGACCATACGTTGTTTAACTTTACCGGAGGCATCGTCATATATGTACCAAAGATTGGATTCGTCGTTTTGATAGGCTTCAAATAATTGTTCTATTTTCATGATAAACTTGCCTTTAACATCCAACCGTGCTTGCGATGTGCATCCATGCGTTCTGCTAAGAAGTTGCTGAAACCGTGTTCTCCTGCGGCTTCGGAGCGATCGTAAACCATCTTGAATATTTTAATCATTTTTTCGTTGTCTTGTAGTAGTTCGGCAACCATGCCTTCTTTAGGCGGCAGTTGATTTTCGTCTGCTATTTGACTAAGCATATTAAAACGACTTAAACTAGCAGGCACAAATGTACCTAAACTACGAATCTTTTCTGCAAAATCGTCAATACTCCCGTAAACTTCTTCATAGATACCGCCAAAAAGTTGATGATACTCTAAAAAATCAGGACCTGTAACATTCCAATGGAAATTATGCGCTTTTAGATAAAAACTGAATTCGCTTGCAAAGGCTATTTTGCTTGAGTTGAGTAGGTCTTCCATAGTGTTATTTATTTTCCAAAAGCCTAATAGCACGAGCCATTTCTCGTTCCCACGCCTCACCTATCTCTACATGTTTATGCTTTGCTTCTTTTTTCTTATTCTTGTGTGCTCCAGCGGCTCCGCCACCAATACCTGCCATAGCATTCTTGGCTACAGGGTTACGCGGCTTTGGTGGCTCAATGCCTTTTGGCTTTTTGGTATATTTCATGGCCTTAACTCCACGCTTGTGTTCTTGTATGCCGCCTTGTTGTTTCAACAACTCCTGTGCTTTTTCAACACTGAGTAAATATCGACCAACTCGTTCTGGATCGGAGGCTTTCTTTAGATAATCTATACTGTATCCGCTAGGAGTTTGGGGCTTTGGTTCTGGAGTAACTGTTTGTTGTTTGCCGTTTGCTCTAGCCTGCAGTTCTGCTTTAGCATCGTCAACACTAACCATTGGGCGAGGATGATCTCCGTTGGCTACCTGTTGTAGATAAGGCGTACCAAAATTACTCAAGTCGGCGGCCTGCGCATGTCCGGCTCCGCCTAACGCACCTAATCCCATCATTGCGGCTCCCGCCAAAGTACTTTTCCATCCTTCGTCCATGTCTTCGCTTGCTGGAACACAGTTAGGTACAGTACGCTTACCTTTCTTCTTCATACCAATTTGTTTGTAACCTTTCCAGCAGGCCTCGTCAAGACTTTCCATAGGAACCTTAACACCACGCTTCTGGAGTTCTTGTTGTAATGCCTGCAGTTTGTTTGGAGCACGAGAAATAGCATTACGTATATCACCTGCTATCTTGCTCGGTAGTTTTCTCAGCACATCATTTACTATGTCTTCTGCTTGACTACGCTGTTTACCTATTGCAGGATCCTTAGGAATCTTAGGAGCCTTTTCGACGTCATCGTCATCTTCATAGTCGCTTAATTCTAAGTCGTTTAGGTACTGTTCGTATTCTTCTCTGTTGTGCATCCACCGACGAGCATTGTTAGCCAAGGGAGCATACCCAATCTTAACACCAATGGTGGCAAGAATGTCAGGAAGTTCTCTACTAACAGCATTAAAGCCTTTGGCATTTTCAAGTTTACCTTTTACTTCTGAACCACGTAGGAACTGTTGTAAATCTACAGTTAGTTTTGTATTTTGTTTAGTTAGGTCATACAATTCATTTTGCAGTCTATTAAAATAGAATGTCTGGAACCAGCGTCCACCTACACCTGCGGCAACCATACTAAACCCTTTTAAGTCTCCGTGGCTATCATAGAAACGTTTAGCCATGTACTTTAATGTTTCGTATACGTTAGTAATTGGTTCGCCGATATCGTTTGTAATTGTTTTTAGCGTACCTTTGATATCGTTAGACTCGGACAGGTCTATATCCTGGCCTTCCGCTACATCTTTCTCTTTGTAGTTCTTCCAACGATTGACTCTATTGCCACAACTACAAGTTACTTTACCTTCCATATCATCGTGTTG